CATCTAAATTTTGTCTAACTTTTTTTATTGTTACTGGTGTATATAATCCTGGCATTTTATTCCTCCCTTATTTTATAAAAATTCCTATTTTTCTTAATGCAATAGTTAGTTCTTCTTCTTTTTCATTAAATTTTGGAAAATTTTTTACAAGCCCTCCTGTTAGTATAACTACTGTTTGACCAGCATTTTCTGTTGTTTCATAAGCAACCCCATAAACATCAGAATATGTTGTTCCATCATATTTTCCAAATTTCTTAGCTGAACTTAATGCAACAATATCACCAGCTTCAACTTTTGTTTGAAGAGTTAAAGCATTTGTTTCAACTGGAAAATCTCCTTGAAATATTCTTTGGTCTGTACTTGTATAAATTTTATTTTTTGACATATTCTTTCCTCCTATTTTTTATTGAAAGCTTGTATTGCAGCAGCACATATTTCATTAAAAACATCATCCTCTCCCTCTTCAGTTGAAGGTGCTATACCATCAATTCCAGCTTTTTTTTGTTCATTTTTTATTTTTTCAATTTCTTCTTGTGCCTTATTAGCATTTGACATATAAAAATCAACTACAATATCTTTTGAGTCTCTAGGTTCTTCATATTTTGCCTTATTTATCACTTCTCTTTGTTTATCATTTATAACTGGAATTTTGTCTAATGCTTCTATTCTTTTTCTTTCTTCAAGAACAGCATTTTCAATTTTTTCTTTTTCACTTCCTTTAACTTCATTAATAATCTGATTTTTAAAATCATTCATTAATTGTGGGTATTCATTCACTAATTCTTGTATACTTTTTGGCATATTTATTCCTCCTGCATTTTTCATATTTTCAATTTCTTTTAATTTTTCTTTCAATAAATCTTGATGAATATAATTTTCAATATGCAACTCATTGGAAATATTTTTTATATTTTCTAACGAGTTATCATTCTCTACTATTTCATCAACAAATCCAGCTTCTAAAGCTTCATTAGCACGAAACCACTTTTCATTATTCATTTTTTCAGCAATTTCTTCTCTATTTAATTTGGATTTTGTACAATAAATATCTAAAATAGATTCCTTAACTGTATCTAAAAGTTGAATTTGTTTTTGTAATTCTGTTGTATTCCCATAGGCATAAGTTAGAGGATTATGTATCATGAATAATGCTCCTATTCCCATAACTACCTTAGAGGCACATAAAACTAAAAAACTTGCAGCACTTGCAGCTAATCCATCTATATAACCAGTTATTTGAATATTATTTACTTTTGCAAAATCTTTTAAAAGATTATAAATAGTACTTGCTTCAAATACATCTCCTCCAGGAGAATTTATCCTCAAATTTATTTGAGAAACATTCTTATAATTTTCTAATTCTTTTGCAAAACTAGCTGAACTAACTTGTCCATATTCTTTGTCAGCCCATTTTGTTATAGTCCCATATATTCTAATTTCAACTGTATTTTCTGATAGATTTTTTATTTCAAAAAATTTATTTTCATTTATTCTAGGCATTATTTTTCACCCCCTTTACGAATATTTTTCAAATCTTTTTCAAGAAGAGCAATTTCTTTTTCTTCTTCTGCTCTTTCTCTAAAGATTTCTTCGTAGTCATAGCCTGATGTAGCAGCTATTATACTTCTGCTTGTAGTAAAGTTTTCAAGTTCTTTTCCATTTGCATTGGCATCTTTTAATGGATCAAGAGATGATTTTCCAGCTCCAACCCATATGCAACGAGTGAAAGCATAACGAACTGATTCATCTTCAAAAAAGTTTGGACAATCTATATCACCATTTTTTATAAGTTCAAGTATAAATTCTTCATAAATTGGTTGACAGAATGTTCTTTCTAATATTTTTCTTGAAACTTGAAACCTTTGATGTGCTTCTTCAAGTGAAGCTTTTGCAGCACTATATGAATTTTTAAAGCTAGACATCAAAACTTCTTTACTAATCTCTAAGTTTGCTCCTATTTCTTCATATATTGCTTCAACAAATTCTTTAAAATTTTTATTGGGTCTACTTGTAGAAAATTCTTTTATTTTTTCTCCTGGTTTACCTACTACCAAAGTTCCATGATCTAAGGTTATTTGTTGTTCTTTTTGTTTTGGATTTTCTGTTGTATTTTCTTCATCAGTTGTTCCAAAACCTCCTGCAAATCCCTCTTCATCAGCACTTTCACTTTCAATAATAAGTCCTATCATTGCATTGATAACTGCTGCTGTTAATTCAGAGCTTTTATATTTTCCTAGCTGTTTAAGTGAAAAAATAATCGGACCTAAAATTGGAACTCCTCTTCTTTGTCCTATTCGTTCAGGTTCAAAAATATGTAAGATATTTTTTCTACCTAAACTATTAAAAGCTGGATACCCTTTTACTTTGTAATTAAAGTTATCTCCTGGATGTGACGAAGCTACATAGTATTTTTTAAGCTCTCCTTGTTCATCATACTCAACTCCTGATTTTATATATTTATTAATAGTTCCTATCGGATTCACAATTCTATCTGCTTCAAGAAGTTGAATACAAAGCTCTATACTAACTCCTTTTCTGTGTTTTCTCATTGGAATTGCGAAAGCATCTCCATTCATTATCCAACTAAGTTGTAACAGTGATTGTAAATCATAAAAACTAAACATTCTACTTGCATCAGAATTAGGAGATAAAGCCCATGCATTAAACTTATTTTTTATAATTCTTTCTAGCTCTTTTGCTTTTTCTCTTTCTATTCCTAAATAGACATAATTAATTGTTGGTTTTGGCAATAAGCCACTTCCAACAGTTTTAGTTCTCATTTTTTTTAGTGCAGCTCCAGCAAGATCATTATTCATATATAAGTTTCTTGACTTTGCTCTTAAATCTTCAAGACTTAATAACAAATCTTCATCAGGACTATTAGCTCCAACATTCCAATTTTTAAGAACAGGATCATCTTTATTTGAATAACCTTTCTCAATTTTTATAAGGTTATCATATTTTCGCCTCTCTCTAATTCTTTCAGCACCAGCTTTAGGATTAAAGTACCCTATCGCCTTGTCAATTAAATTCATAAAAACCTCCTATCTAGGAATAATTTGAAAAGTTCTAGGACCACTATATCCTCTTTGTACTTTTGCTAATCTTTCAGACCATATTTTTATATTTCTAGCTATCTCTTGTGAATTTGCTCTTGTTAAAACTCTATTTCCAATTGTATAACTCTGACTTTTTGACACAGCCAAATCAGCTGCTAACCAAGCTTGTAAATGTTCTTTACATTGTTCTTCTGTAAATACCATTATTTAATCTCCTTTCTCATATATTTTTTATCATTTAAATCAATTGGGATGAGTTCTACTGCACCTGTTGCATAATTTCTCAAATCCAAAGGTTCATTTCTTCTTCCTTGAAGAATTTCCCAAGCTATTTTCATACCTCTTGGGGTTGATTTTTTTACTTTTACCTCAGCTGTTAGTCCTTTAAAATAATCTATTCCATATCCTTGTGTACTAGATTTTGGGAAATGGCATTTACCTGGACCATTTAAAATTGAAAGCCTTGAATATGTTAAATCTTTCAAAGCATTTACTCCTAGACTAAGTAAATTTATTGAAGGAGTACCTTTTTTAGTTGTTTTTCTAAAACCATTTAGAATATTAACTCCCCAACTTCCTTGTCCTTTAATTGCATAAATTCCTCTTTTCTCTTTTTTATGGACATATTTATATACACTTCCTGTATGATGTCCTCCTGAATCTATAAGAGTTGCTGCAATCATTAAAGATTTTCCATTTTTATATTTAAATTTTTTTCTTAAAAAAGCATCTAATTTTAACCATACTTCTTCTTTTCCTGGATCACCTGGAAAATCTCTATAAATAATCCCATAACTTTCATAACCATAACCCCAGCCAACAACCTCAACCTCGAGTCTATTGTCTTGTACATCCACACCAGCAGTGAGAATAACAACATTGTCATGTAATTCTGCTCCATAGTCTTCTCTTGTTTCATAGATTGCTTCATAATCCATAGCACTATCAAGATTTACAGTGAATGTCTTACCTAGTACAGTATTTATAAAAGTTTTATATTGAAAATCGTCATCTTTGACATTTAGATATTCAGCTATAATTTCTTTCCAACTTACCCAGGGTGAAGCTAATGCATTAAGATGAAAACTTCTATTTTCTTTTTCTTTTGGAAACTTAGCTATCCATTTCCCATTAGTTTGTCCACATTTTTTCCATTCGCTTTCAACTGCACTTTCTCCACAAAATTTACACTCAAATTCAGGCTCTACTAAATCTTGATATTTAAGTTGCTCAAACTCTAAGGCTTGATATTCTCCACAGTATGGACAAGGTAAACTCCATTCTTCTTGTGAACCTGCCAAATATAATAATTGTATTTTAGAAGTTGCATCATCTGTGGGAGTAGAAACTCTTATTTTTTTGCTATCATAAAAATTGTTTGTTCTTCTCTCAGCTAATTTTACTGGGTCTCCTTCTTTTTTTGCTGATAAAGGAAACCTGTCAACTTCATCTAACAATGTAATTTTTATAGGTCTACTTGCTAATCCAGATGGAGAATTTGCTCCAACAAATCTTACATATCCCCCAGGAAACATTTTTTCCTGAACAGTTCCTGTTTCTCTTTTATTAACTTTATCTACTAATGTTTTAAGAATTTTTGTATCTCTTAACATAGGTTCAACTCTTTCTTTTGAAAATGATTTGGCATCATCAACAGTTGGTTGAACAAAGAGAATAGGACAAGGATCTAAGTGCATATATCTTCCTAAAATATTTAAGAGTAATTCTGTTTTTCCAACCTGTGCTGAACTCATAATGGTTATTGATTTAGTTATACTGTCAGTAACACAGTCAAATATTGCTTTCATATATGGTGTTCTATCAGTTTCCCACTTTCCAGCTTCTGCTGCACTCTCTCTTGAAAGTATCCTGTATTTATCTGCCCATTCAGCAATAGTCAAATCTTCTGGGGGAGCTAAAGTATCTTTTACAATATTTTCAATCAGATGTATTGTGTGTTTCCCCAATATCTTCATCTTTAATAACCTTTCTTTCTTCATATTTGTATTCAATCAATTCTTCTAAAACATCATAAATAGCTTTTTTTAAAATTTCTTTTATTTCAAGTTGATTATCCTTATTTAGCAATTGAACTGAGATTTTACTAGGAAGAGCCATCAATTTAGATTTAAAATTATAATTCATATTTGAAACTATTCTGATAACATCACTTTCATGATGATATTCTTTTTTTAAAATTTTTAATTTATATTCTTTCAAATCTTTATCAGCTCTCTTTAATTCAGCTGTTTCATCTTTTCCTGAATTCTTTTCAACAAATATTTCTATCACTTGGAGTAAATCATATTTTCCAGGAGCAATTCTAGCAGCTTTAAAATAATCTCTGACTTTTCTCTCTGAAAATTGAAATAATTTTGCAATTCTATTTTCAGTTGCTAAAACTTGTTGCATTTTTCCTCCTCGCGTATATAAATTATTTTTTGGCAAACTTGAAATTTTTCCTAAAATTGATGTTTTTTGAGCTCTTCGGACCCTCAACTCAGAAAATCGTCTGACAGTACCTTATTCTATAAGAACAAGTTGACCTGCCTTTTCTTTTTTCTTTGCTTCTTCCAGTTTCAATTCATCAGTTAGCTTATATCCAAGCATCTCATTTATGATCCTGGTAGCTGTGGCTGAAGCAATGAACTGCTTCTCCTTTACTACTGTCTTGATTATTGAATGCCCATCAGGGGTTGATGAATCTGTGTATTCAACTCTTTCAACTCCTTTTATTCCCTCATCTCTAATCGTAACAAGTGCATTAAGATTTGCCATTACTCCATATCTAACATCATCTTTTAACTTTTCTCTTAGCTCTACTATTGTTCCAATTATCTTTGGATTCTTTTCTATATTTGCAGCCTTAGTCTTTTCACTATATCCTGCTTCTAATTTTGCTTCTTCTTTACTAAAACCACACATTCTAAACATAACATACTTAGTCTGTTTTTCTGTCAAGCCCTCAAAATTGGATATTTTTGCATTTTTTTCTTCTTGAATTTCCTTTCTAATTTCCTTATACTTTTCTAAATATCTTCTAATCCAGCTAGTAATTGTATTTAGATTATATTTAGTTCTTTTTTGTATTTCAGAATATAGGTTTTTCTTCTTTGTACTAAATTTTGTTATTTCAAGCTGAACATATAGTTCTAGCACTTTTAATTGCTTATCTGTGAATATTTCTTTTTTCATGTTACATCACCAGCATAGAGTTCACTTTTAACTTCATTCCAGTTATAAGTTTTCCCATTTCTTAAAAGTTTTATATCTTCTTTGTCCATTTCAGCATATCTCTTAACAATTACATCAGCATACTTTTCATCAAATTCCATTAAAAACGCTTTTCTTTTTAGCTGTTCAGCAGCTATTAGTGTACTTCCAGAGCCACCAAACAAATCTAAAACATTCCAATTTTCTTTACTTGAATTATGTATTAACTTTGATATAAGCCTTATTGGTTTCATCGTTGGATGAATATCATTTTTCAAAGGCTTATTTTCTCTAATAATTGTTGTATACTTTTCTAAAATATTTTTTAAAGTTTCCTGTAATTCTTTCTTTGACATACTTTCAGTTTTTGAGTAAATTTCTTGAATTGTATCCTGAGTAAAATTTCTTATAAAAAAGTGTTTTACTCCTTCTTTCCACCCATAAAGGCAAGGTTCATGTTTCCAGTTATAATCTTGCCTAGAAAGGATAAACTGATTTTTAACCCAAATTAGACATTGAGAAATTTTAAAACCTGCTTCTGTTAATGCTCCACGAAATGCCCTTGTTTCAGAATCTGCATGAAATATATAAAACCCTGCTCCTGCCCTCATCACTTCATAAGCATTTTTATAAAAAGCTAATAAAAATCTATAAAAATTCTCACTATTCATATTGTCATTTTTTATTTTTTGTCCATTTGCTGCTTGATAATCAACATTGTATGGTGGGTCTGTTACTAATAAATCAATAACTTCATTGTTTACTAATTTTTTAACATCTTCCAATTTTGTAGAATCTCCACACATTAAACGATGATTTCCAAGTAACCAAATATCCTGTTGTTTTGTAAATGTTTCTTCTTGAAGTTCAGGAACATCTATTTCATCAATTCCATTAATATCAAGTGCTTCTACTGGTAATTGCTCCAATATTTCATCTAAATCAAAACCTGTTAATTTAAAATCTTCACCTATTTTTGAAAGTTCATCAAATAGTTTTTGATAATCCCATTTACCAAGTTCTACTGCTCTTATTTCTGCTATTCTTATTGTTTGAACTTCATCTTCTGAAAGATTATTAATTCTAATGCAGTTAATTTCTTTCATTCCTAGTTCTATTGCAGCTTTTATCTTTGCATAATCACTTACAACATAGTTATTTTCATCAATAATAACTGGAATAATATTTCCAAATCTTTGAAGAATATTTTTATATATTTCTACTTGTTCAGTAGTGATAACTCTTGGATTATTAGCTACTTCTCTAAGTAAATTTAATTCTATTATTTTATTCATAGCTCTCTCCTGGTTTCAAATTGTTTTTTCTTACTGCATAATAAAATCAAGTATCCATAATTTCAGTTTTAGGAATGCAGTGCTATACATTGTTATCACGCGAGAAAAAGTTATAAAAGTACTGAAAATAAAAGGAAAATATTTTTTTAAAGAGTGAAAATAGGATGTTTTTTCATCCTAATTAGTGCAAAAAATTGTTAAATGCTTTTTTGTGTTACATTTAACTTTGCATTTCAAAAGAATAAGATTGTTGAAGAAAAGTTCGAGCCTTTCTATGTTAGAAAAATAATCTCTTTTTGGAGATGCTCTGGCTTGTGAAGTAATTAATATATCTTTTATCTTTTTTCGATAAAAGACAATCCTGCGATAGGATTTATCAGAAAATTGGGTAACAATATCATCTAATATTTTATAATCAAATATCCATTCAAGATTATCTCTTACAATGGAATCTAATTCTCTACATTTAAAATTTTTAAAATTACTTTTTAAGATATTTATAGAATTTTCTAACTCTGCAATAATTATATCAGCAAGAGTTTTTGATATTGTTTTTTGTATACAATCTTTAATTTCTTGTATTGTTATATATTCTATTGTATTTAATTTAAAAAAATCTTTTATAATCTTCTTACTCAGTCTATGTTCTATTCGGAGAATTGCTCCCCTTATTTTTCTAGTATTCTTTTTTTTATTATTTTCATGTCCTTTACTGTAAAGTCTTATTTTCCATCCAGGAAGTGGTTGAAAAATAAATCCTGTTGTAAAGAATTTGTTATCAGTTGGATTAAAATTATAATATTGTGTTTTATCCAAATCTTCATATTTTCTAGTAAGTCCACGATAGAAGTGGCTTATAATATTATGAAACTTATGAAAATTTCCAATAGTTTCTTGGGTTGTAAATTCAAAATAATCGTATTTTAATTCACTTATTTTAACTTCATAATCTGTTAGTTTATTAATTAATAATAATAAGTCTGTTTCTACCATAATTTTTTGAAGTTCATTATCTAATGGATAAATGTTATCTTCTTCAAAAAATCTAGGATAGGAAAAATTAATTTTTATAGTTGTTATTTTTTTTAGTTTTTTTTCTTCTAATTTTATAAAATTAATATTTTTTTTATCAATTTTATAGCTATTCATACTATTAGAAAGACTCTCTGAAAAAGAATGAGGAAAAACTTTTTTAATCTTTTCCCTTACATACAAAATATCAGTTTCAACATCAACAAAGATACCAGCTCTATCTAGTCCATACATTTTATAACTTCACTTTGGTAATTTTATTGCAATGTGAACAATTTATCTCTAAACACTTTTCTTCAAAATAATAAGTAACTTGGTTTCTACTAGCAACTTTTATTCTTTTTTCAGTATCTGAATATAAATAATTTCCACAGCTGCAAAAACTACGCCCAATTTCTTTATTATTTATATTTTTGGTTTTGGACATTCGTACCACCTGCCCCTAATATTTTGGTATGTGGTTATCTGATTTTCTCTATATTTTTCAGAAAGTTTTTTGAGACTTTTTTTAAAAGCACTTTTATCATAAAAACAATGCTTTTCAATAATATTTGGACATTCTTTTCCATTTAAAATTGTAGTTCCATCTCTTATTTTTATGTAATATTTATATGCCTCATAAACACTCATAAAAAACTCCTTTTTAAATTAAACTTATAACTTAAATTCATTAAACTAATTTATTTATAATAATAACTTATTTTTTATAAAAGTCAAGAAAATTTTTAAAAATTTTATTTTTAAAATAAAAAAGAGAGTTTAAATCACTCTCTTTTTAAGGTTTTAAGAATTAGTCATCATAATGTAGACCACACTGTGCTATTTTTATTCTTCCATTTTCAAGTTTATAAACAATTCTGTTATAATCATCAATTCTTCTGCTCCAATAGCCAGCAAAGTCAAATCTCAAAGGCTCAGGTTTTCCTATCCCTTTATAGCCATTTCTTTCAATATCTTTTAAAATTTTCTCTAATCTTTTTAGAAAATTTTTATCTTTTTTTATTTGTTCTAGGAATTCTTCCCAAGCATCATCGGACCATTCTTTAATCATCTAAAACCTCCGTAATTTCATGTACGGTTCCACCTTTAGTTTCCAACTGTTCTATAGATCTTTTTAATCTTTCCATATTTTTTTCACTATAAAAGGGGTCTGCATCAACTATAAATGGTAACCGTCTTTCTCTCACAAATTTCTTGGCAAAGATAGTAAATGCAGTGGTTACTGTCATACCAATTTCGCCACAAAGGATATCCAATTCATTTTTTAAATCTTTTTCAAGTCTAAAATTGATATTGATTTTTTCCTTTTCACCTAAATAACTATTACCTTCTTTTGACATGTTCATAGAATCTTCCTCCTTATTATAATTATATTATAATGTATTTTCATTACAATGTCAATATTATGTACTTAAAAATAAAAATAGAGATTATAAAATCTCCATTTTCTCATATTTATTAAAAATAATTATTTTTTTTCTTGCTTAATTTCTAATAATTCTATATATTCTCTTGCTTTTTCTTTATTTTCAGTAGATAGATTTGTAATATTAACAGTTTCTCTATTATTTCTTGCTCTTTCAGCAGTTTTTACAAGCTCTATAAAATCATAGATCTTTCTTTTCCCCTCTTCTGATACCTCTGAAATGTTTGTAGTATCTGTTATTGCTTCTGATTGAATACCATATTTTTCAAATTTTTTTTGTAAAAAAGAAGGTAGGTTCATTTCTCTTTCAGATTTCAATAAATCTATAAAGTCATCTTTAGGTAACGTAGTTTCAAGTTTATCAAGCATTTGTTCAGAGAGCTTTTTCCTACCAACATCTATAGCAGACATAGTTACAGCCGATATTCCTAATTTTTCAGCCATCATTGCAGCAGTCATTTCTCTACTTTTTCTAAATTCTTTTAAAATTTCACTAGTTGTTCTCATCCTAACTCCTTTCTTTTTAGTTGGATTAAATAATTAACTAATAACTTTATTTTAATAACTTAGTATATCACTAAAAAAAATACTTGACAACTTTTAATTTTGTATTATAGTATTAAGTAAATAGTTTATAAAATTTAATATTTTAATTTATTTGTTTTAAAAAATTAATAAAATTAATTAAAATTACTAACTATATTTATTTTATTATAAGGGAGGAAACTGTATGAATGTTAATCTTATTAATTTTTTGGAAGAGCTGGAAACAAAAGGACTATTTAAATCAAAAGTAGGGGAGTTTGATGAAAAATTTAAAAAATTAGTAGATAGTCTAAATATTTCTATTGAAGAAAAACAGGAATTAGAAACTCTTTTTAACAAAGCAGTTGAAGTTTCAAAGAATGAATTTTTAGAAATAGGTTTCCTCTATTGCAAAGAAAAAAATAAGAAATATGGCTCGTAAATTCTACGAGCCATTAAAAATAAGTAATTAATTTTTGAATTGTATGGTTCATAGATTTTTCCTACCCCCTCAATTTTTTTGATTTATGAACTGTACTATTGAGAAATTAAAATAAATGAGGTGAGAAAATGAAGAAAAAAAATAAATTTTTAAAGCTAAAAAAGAACAATGAAATTCCTACTAATGATATAAAAATCTCAGTGGAAAGAACACATTCAGTTCCTTCTATTGAGATTAATGGACAAAAGATAGTGGGAATTCAAAGTTTTAAAATAGACTATCAATTAAATGAAAATGGAAAAATAGAAGAACATTTAATTTTAGATATTGGTCGTATCTCATCTTTGAAAATAATTAGTAATCATTGATGAAACAACATTAACTGCTATTTGTTTTAAAGCATCAAGTGAAGATATTCCAGTTTTTTTAGCAATATCTTTTGTTTTACTCCAAACATCTTCATTTCTGATGTCGGCAAGAAGTAAATGTCCTTGTGCTGTTAAATCTTCAATTTTATAAATATCTTTTAAATCATTAAGTTTTATAAAATCCATTTCAGCAGCTAGTTCAACATGATAAATTAATTTTTTCATATCATATTGATAAATATATGGATACTTCTCTTTTGGTAAAGGTTCTGGATCTTCCATTTTACAGGTATCAAAATTTAAACGAGGCAAAGGAATAATAACAAATCTTTCTTCTGTTTGAAGTAGTATATCTCTAATGCAATCAGGATCCATTTTCATAATAAACCACCTTCTTTAAATATTTTTATTTGAAATTTATGAACTACGCTATTGAGAAAATGTAATTATTTGTAATCTTCCTTTAAACGAACTGGATCACCTAATCTTATAGTTAAACTTTCATTAAGTTTGATATTTTTATCTATTTGAGATTCATCAATTTTTAAAGGAACTATTTTCTCAACTTCTTGAATTTTTTCTTTTTGATAAATATCATTAAGTCCAAATAAATAAGAATTTTGTGAAAATATATTTTTATATTTTTTTAATGATGGAACTTGAGATTCATTTAGTGCAGAAATTTTATTTGTAACAGGAATACTAACTTTAACTTTGGTGTATTTGTTATTTTCACATAAAAGCATTTTAGGGAAAACTTCTTTTACCCTAAGTTCGGCTTTTACTAAATCTAAAGTTCCATAATTTTGATTTTCATAGATAATTTCTGGACCCTTAGAATATATTTCTAAAACTGAATTAATTTTTACATTTTTGAAGCTTTCATCACGGCTAATTAAGATATTATAAGCATCAATAATTTTTATTACTTTACTCATTATTTTCCCCTCCTTGAGTGTTGAACCATTTGTTCATATATTTGAGTATTTGTATATGATTTTGTTCTAAGTTCTATGTTCTCTAATTCTAATTTATGGATTCTTTCATCTTTTTTAGAAATTTTTTCTTTTAAAGTTTTTATTTCATTTGAGTAATTTTCTTTAAGTTCGTTTTTTTCTTTTTCAAAGTCAGTTTGTTTTTTTAAAATTTCATTTTCATGTTCTGTTTCTAATGTTTCTATATTTTTTTTTAAGAAAAAATAATAATAAATTCTTGCAATAATAAGTGAAAATACAATACTTAAAATTGTATGAAATAAATAGTATTTTATCAAAAAATCAAATATAGGTTTTAATGACTCTATTAGTTCCATTAAACCACCCCTCAAATAAAAAAATAATTAATCTTTAAGTAGTATGGTTCATAAGCAACTTTCCCCAAAGTTCTTTATGACTTATGGACTGTACTACTGAAAGATTATAAAAAGTGAGGTAAAAAATGACTACTTTATTCAATAAACAGCAAAAAATACTTATTCTAAATAAATATATTAGACAAGAAACTTTACAATTAAAAAAATATGAAAAACTTGAATCTATTAATTCTTCTGAAATTAATAGAACTGTCATAAATTATATATTTTATTACATCAAATGGCTAAAAGCAAAAAAGAAATATATTATAAATCAGACTAAAAAGAATTCTATAAATTTAAAGCTAAAAAATAAAAAGAAATTAGCAGCTAATAAAAATTATGAATTTCTTATGTCTAAAATATAATTATTTCTTATATATAATTTCTAATTTTTCTTTTAAAGTAGAATTTTCAATTAAAAAATTAAAAATAATCTTACTTTCTTCAGGGATAATTTCAAAATTATTTTTAAAAATTTCTAGATAAATATTTTTATTTTTTATTATAATTTTTTCAATTTTTTTTACATCATCATTAGATGAAACATTATAAAAATAATAGTAAATGTTCTCTAAAAAGAATTTTTGACTTTCATCACCTAATTTTATTTCTATTGGATATGTCAAAAAAGTTTTGTCCTCATTTAGAAAAAACTCTTTAGGAAATAATGATATATTTTGGGGAAGGTCAATATTATTTATTTCCATTTTAATAGCAGGATTTGCTAATAAAGATAAATATGAAGGTTTTCTTATTAGAATATCAGTTTCTTTAATAAATTTACTTTTAAATTCTAAAAATTCTGTCATTAGTATTTCCTCCTTGATTTTTAATTATAAATATCAGTTAATTCCTTAATTTTAAGAGATTCATATTTTTTAGAACCCATAATATAAGATTTAATATCATTTTTTTGTGATTTATTATATTGAATAATTGGAGAGTAAAAAGATATATCAGAAACTTTTTCATCTTTTACATATAGATAAAGAATACCAATCATTTGTCTATTATCATTGACAATGTAGTACATACAATTATCTTTATGTTCTCCTTCATCCATTTGAGTTGGAGTTCCTAATTTAGCAATAATATCATTTATAGGAGTTCCAACTGTTATTGGAGCAATAGTTGAAAGTTTATTTATACCTAAGTGTCCTATTATATTTTCATTAAAAGTTATTTTAGTAAATTCTAAATTAGAATACATAGGAGTTATATCAAAATCTGTATCTTCTTTTGACTTAGATGCTAAATAATATAAGGAAACATCACTACTAGCTTTTTGATGATATTCAACAAATGGAAAAGTGAAATATATAAAAAAGTTTTCATATTTTGGATTATCTTTCATAATTTGTGTTGCAATTTCTTTAAGATAATCAGTAGGAGGTATTTCGCCATTAACGAAATCAAGTGGTACTTTTCCTTCTAATTTTACAGATGTTTCATCAGTTGGTGTAAAAGTATACTCAATATTTTTGGACTTTTGAGTTTCTTCTTTTTCACTACCACAGGCAACTAATAAAAATAAAAACATAAAAAATATCAAGATTTTTTTCATAATAGACCCCCTCAAATAAAAAATAATTAATCTTTAAGTAGTATGGTTCATAAGCAACTTTCCCCAAAGTTCACAAAAACTTATGGATTGTACTACTGAAAGATTAAACTATTCTTGGGTTTCATCTGGAATATACTCAAATAAATCATTTGGTTGACAGTTAAATAATTTACAA